CAGTTGGGCCTGGAGGATTACAAATGATAGTATCTTTTGTACTTCCCTCTCCGACAATAGCAAATCCACAATCAGTTGCCGGATGAAGACTTAACTTAACAACACTACCTTCTGATGGAACCTTTCCCCAACCTCCAGTTAATCCACCTTGTTCATCTTCTACATCTATATAAGTAGATGTTTGATTATTTATTTTACAATATTTATAATAACTATCTTGCCCCAATGCTGCATAAGCACCATCCCAATAACCATTAGGATATTGAGAAAAATCAGCGTAGCATCGAGTATATGAATTTGCTCCGGCAGTAATTTCTCTCATATCAGAAACAACACAATCATGCTGAACCACATTAGCAAATAAATAAATATAAGTATCATCAACTTCCATGCTTTTTATAAAAATAGCAGGATTAACATCACCATCCTGCATAATATTGCATTCATAATTATAAAGCAAAGAAGTCACATGAGCAGTTTCACTTGTATTATCATGATAGTAAATATCAAATTTAACTCCATACTCTGCATGATGGTGTTCTGTTTTATCTACTCCATATACACCTGCACCTTGATTAGGATTCGTCCAACTTCGATAAGACAAAACATATGTTCGATCATCAAATATATCTGTGGCATATAAATATGTTCCCTTCAAAGTTAAATTGGCAGTAGCCCAAGCAGGAAAAGCATCGTATTCAATGTCACCATCATTTGAAGGATAACGTGGGAATTGTTCCATTCCTTCATAATAAACTGGACAACGATTAATTGCTGTATAAGCATTTAATCCTACCATCCATCTATTATTTCCTAACTTATTATTAAATACCAGACTACACGTTACCACATATAGATATGGTGATTCTGGTTTAGGCAAAACTTTAGATACAACAAGACCATGACCACCTTGCATTGATTCAGGTGGCATACGAACCTGCTCTCTATTCATTTCACAGGTAATTACTGGAAAAGTATTTATTGGCCCAAAAGAAAAATCACCAGGATTCATCTCAGCAAGATTTTCCAATTCAAAATTTATTGTAGATGATTGAGGATCAGTATTTAAAGCTGAAAAATCTGCAAAGAATCCTTTAAAATAAGCAATGGTATTTTTATCAAAATTTACATCAACGTAATTTTCAATTGGATATGACTGTGTAAATCGTCCATCAGATGCATCGAACATTGTCATTGCATCATATGGATCAACTGGATCATCATAATTTTCAAAAATATCACTTAAAATTGTCCAAAACCAAATTGGTTTTTTATTAAAATGAACTACTCCCATATAATAATCTTGAGAAAGACTATTAATATCAATGTATCTGCCTGTGAAATTAACAGCAAACTCAGCCCACATACCAATTTTACTTGATCCTAATTGATCAATAAAATCTTTCCATGCAGCTTCATTTACACTATCACCCATATCTGGTAATTGACCAGAATCATAAGTTCCTAAAGTATTTTTATTTATGTAAATACATTTTGCTGAAACAATATCAGAACCAATAACATCAGGAACAGGATCAATTGTTGTTCTAAAAGTCTTATAGTCATCATTGACATATTCTTTTCCTGAAGGAGGATCTGGAGAAAATAAGTATCCGGCAAGTGCCATACCTATTTGAAAACCAGGATAACCACCAAGATAACCACCTATTATTCCACCAACAGCAGAAGCAACTAAGTGGGTCTTTTGTTCTGAATCACTTTCTTTAAAACTTTTAGCAGTTTTTTCTATATCCATTGTCATGCTATCGTCACCACTTTTGTTGGAGAAGTAGCAAACGGAGCTACTAAATTATAAACCGTAACTGATACTCCTTTGATCGTCCATGACTGACCAACTTCTGAATCCTCAAAAGTAATAAACTGTGTAGAGGAATCTTTCAACATACAATATTTATCTATTGTATGGGCTGCTGCATTTGATCCTCTTGTGCATCCTGTAAATTCATAATCAGGATCACCTGAAATACCTGTATAAGTAATCAATTCATCTTCAATCCAAAAAGAACCTGAAGATGGAAATGATCCATACAAAGTTGAATTATCAAAACCGATTGTAGTTTGAGAGTCATCAATTCCGGCATCGAGCTTTACCGATGGAGTCACATAACCAATAGTATCTTTGTAAACGTAATCACCACCACCTACACTAACATATATTTTTGCACCAACAAAATAAGGATTATTATCTGGTCTTTTAAATAAAATATAAATTTTATTATCTGTAAGATCTTGCACAGCATAAAAACGTTCAACCACATCAGGTGCAGTATATCTACTCTCAGGACTTGTATCTTCTGAAGCAAGTACTTTAGTTATGGTATCTGAATAAACATTGGGATTATATTCAAAGAATTGAAGTTTAACTTCATCATTTTCCATTTCCTCCATCCCAACAATTCTAAACCATTTACAATTCCATCCTGTTTGAATATGACTGATACCGACTATATCTCCAACAGCATGATAATATCCTTGGTGATATGTAATAAACTCACAGTAGTTTCTATTATATAAACCAAAGTCAGAATAGAATTGAACCATTCTCATTGCTTGAGATTTTCTTTTAATTCCTCCCATTCTAACTGTTTTTAACTTAGTATCTTGAGTATTATCAATATAAAATTCTTCAGAATCTTTTTCTACAGCATTCCAACTATATTCATTATGGAAATTATCATTTTCATCTTTAACCGCACGTTCAATAAATTCAACTCTATATCTATTTGAAATTTCAGATTCAGCACTTTGTCTAAATTGAAAAGATCCCTCTTTTATATTATCTTTTACTATTTCAAAACTATCATTAAGATTAGGTGATACAGGAAGGTCATCAAATAAATCAATATAAGTGGAAGTTTGATCTTTAACTATAAACCGATATTCATTTCCAGAGATAGTAATAATTCCTTCATCTCCAAACCAATAAATATCAGGGTAAGATGAAAAGTCATCATAAAGTCTACTAACTGTGCTTGATGCTCCGGCATTAAATGTTGCTTTATGTTGATCAGAATAATATAATTCAGGTTCTTCAGTTGCTTTTTCTATTAAAGGTTCAATTTTTCCTTGCTTTAATCTAATCAAACCCCTACAGGTAATCATCATATCGGTGATAATATCTACTGCTTTTACTCTGGTATCATAAAAATTTGAAAATCTAAAACGTGGTTCATTCGTAGGTGTATCATCCCAATTAATATATTGAACAGAAGTATCACAATAATCTGCTTCAATCTTCCAGGGTGATCCTACCGTATCTGGATCTCCATTAAATAATGAAGTATCCATTCCTATTCCCCAACGTGGATTTGTCAAAAATTCATAAACACAACGAATTGGATTAGCATCTTCTTCACCACTTTCAATTAGAAAACCCACAACTTCAGCAGCAATGGCAGGTAATTTCTGAAGTATCTGTCCTTCAACGTGTAAATCGATTACACTATAAGCTGTATGTTTAAAATTTATTGCAGCAAGTGATTTTCCTGATTGAAATGAGCTTATCTTTGAATCAATACTTTGAGCAGCAGAACCAACGTATGAAGTAAATCCTACAGAATATCCTTCAGCTTCCATTGTTCCGGCACGTTTATCATCTATATAATAAAGTCCAGTATATGAATCGATTTCACCTTCACAATGAGCAACGGCAAAATCAGCATCCATTTCTGCTTCCCATTCTGGATTCTTTCTTGACCCTTCATTATTCCAATCAGAACTAACTTCACCTACCCAAATAACTCCACCATAAACTTTACATTGTCCAAAACATACACCTACTGGAGTTGATCGAACATATGAGTTTGTTTCAATATCTCCTAAAGCAGGGGGAGGGGGAGCATTAGGTGGATCTATCCAAAGACCTAATTGACCACCTAAAGACATACCTATCATTGCCCCAGGAAAGCCACCAATGACTCCACCCACTACTCCACCCACTACCATCCCAACTGTTTGTCCAGAGGTTTGACCCATTAATCAAGTTCCTTATGTCTGAGCATATATGCTAATCTTTTTTTATAGGATGGTTCTAAAATATCAAAATCTACTCTTTTATCTCTTGATTTC